TGTTCATCACGCTAATAAGAACGGTGGCTTTAGAGGTACTTCTGCTATTCGTGATGCTGTTGATGAAGTTTGGTCACTTACTAAACCAACAGAAGAAGAAGCTCAAAGGGTTGGGCAATTTAGCAGGTTGATCACGATCCAAAAGTCAAGGTCAGGTAGAGAAGGTTCTCAGCTAATCATGAGAATGGAAGAGGATTTAAGTTTTACGATTGCAGATCACACTCCAGAAGTAGAAAACGATCCAGCTCCAACTTCCGTTACAGGAAGAGTGCTTCAAAGATTGAGAGTTATATATCCAGCTACTCGTACTGCTAGTGAATTAGTTGACGATCCAATACTCAATGGAAAACCAGCAGCTATTAGAAAATCAGTTCAAAGACTTCATAAGAGAGGTTTGATAGAAGTTGAATCTAACGAACCAATAAGATATAAAGCTGTTCTCGCGCGGGGAGAGGTTAAGGAAAGTGTCCCATCAGGGGTAAAACCTAGTGTTGGAACGGGATCTGGTATAGGACACATGGATAGGACAAATGAAAAGTGTCCTATTGGTTCGTCGGATAGGACACAATAAAAGTGTCCTATAGGGTTGTCCTATCGATAAACACAGGTAGCAACTATGTTTTTGGTTCGTAGGACACATTTTGATATATCCCCGCGCGTAAGCCTTCCTATTTAATAGTTCTATGCTATACTCATAGAAGAATTACTTAAGAGTACAAATGTCTGACGTTTATGAAATCTACGATTACAAATGGGATGCTGAGACTGAAATAATGTACATCGAAGCAGAAGTCTCTGACTCGATTCTTGCTTGTCGTGCTACACAGTACGAACCAGAGCAATGGACTCATGGAAGGTGTTACGCAGAAATCTTATGGCCTGATGATGATTTAGTTCCTGCTGAAGCTGAAGGCAAAGAATCTTTACTTGCTTACTGCAATCACACTCCTAGCATCGAATGGACTTTGATTCCTTTGGATAATTCGATAGAAGAGGCTCAATTATGTGATGTTCTTTCCTAATCGGCTAGTATCTTTTTATAATCAAGTAAAACTAAAATGAAAGATAAAACTAATTACCCTGGTAAAAGTAGAAAACATATCAACATACTTCTAGAACCTCACCGTGGAGAACTGTTATCTGAGTACGTCAAAAAAGTAGATAAGAAAAGATCTGATGTCTTAAGAGAAATTATTTACAGCTTCCTTTGTCAAGAATATGGCCCTGAAATATATTCTGAAGCTGTTGCCAAAGATCAATCAGAGTGGGAGCAAGTAATACAAAACAGAACAGATGGAAGAGCTTTATCTAAAATGATACGAACCACACAAGCAAACAAAAAGGATGAAGAGCCTTCTTGATTTTATTGGTTCGCCTTTTGTTTACAGAAGTCCTAAACCTTATGAAGGATTTGCAAGATTTCTTGAAATGCTTCCTTCTAGAGAATTAAAATCATTAGCTGAAACGAAAGCTCATTACAGCAAGAAAAAACTCGTACAACTCTATTTATTAAAAAGCAACTATGACCGTCAGTTCAACAGCACCAAAATACAAATTAAGTGATCAAGTAAATAAAAAAAGAAATACAGGAGTTTTTTTAGCAACAGGAACTGCTGTTGGAACGATCATAAAAGTCATTGAAAAACACAATGCAAGAGGTCGTATTTGTTATTACTACGGTGTGAAATGGCTTGACGGTAGAACCTCAGAACACGCTCAACACATTCTCGTTCCAGCTCCGTAATAATGAATCAAACTTATTGTCCTTGCCCTAAGTGCGGTCAGCTTAGGACTAGAGTTGTATGCACTAAACGTGCCAAAGATGCAATTACTATTAGACGTAGAAAATGTCCTGCTTGTGAGCATCGCTGGTACTCAATTCAATACCCAGAAGTTCCTGTTTCAGATCAAGAAATTCAATGGATAGGATCTGGAAGTAACGCTAGATTTAAACAGTCTGCATAGACAACAAAACCTCTTGCTCTGGGGATCTGAAGCAAGAGGTCTTGTGTTCTCGAAGTGGAGCATCATCACAACTCCAATCTCATCATAACCGTAATATTTTTTCAAGCAAAGTCTTACTGGGTCGTTCAATATTCATCTTTAACGATGCAATCTTAGCGTGTAGTGTTCCTATCTTTGTTAAACATCCTGCAATAAAATAACTTTGCTCATGATTTTGTCTGGATAACATTTCTGCATATTTTTTTAGTTCTTCAATATCATCTGATTCTCTAATTGCTCTAATCTCTTTTTCCATGTGCAACTCTTCTTCTAGCGTAGGTCTTTGAGCTAAATCAAAAACAAAATTTACATCAAACGTGTTTGGTTCGTTTGTCATTGTTTTTCTCTATATGTAGCAATAATTCTTGCCACTTCCCATGCCTAGCTTGTTGCCTTCTTAGTTCTTTGCAATGAGAGCAATCACACAATTCCGTCAAAGCTGTCAAGATCTGCTCCTTTAGCTGCTAATCCAGTATATAAACCATGTTGAGGATGATCATATCTATGTCTGCCGTCAAGGATGTACCAGCGTTCCATATTTAATACTCTTTGACGATCCTCTTCTAACCAATCTGTCTTATACATACTCATTGAAGTTTTAGCGTTCGATTAGGCCATAGTCTAGCTTCTATAAAGTCAACGTCTTCTGAAGTAAGACTGTTGTTACTTTGTTCTGTAGCTGATTCAAGTACCCAGAGAGTAAAGCGTTTTCCTCGCTCGCTGTTGAAGAAAAGTTTTTTCATTGGTAATTTTCATAAAACTGGTTAAAATATTTTTGTACTTCACCCCCAACTGCAAGCATTATCATTTTGGTTATTGGATAGCTATTAAACCCTTAGTTTCGTAGAGGACGCTAAGGGTTTTTTAGTCTTTGGCTTTGTGATAAACCTCTACATGAGCTTCGCATTTAGGACAAGAAAGAAATGAAATAAAATCGTATTCATCTGAAGGAAGAGGAAATTCAGAATCACTTCCCCATATCAGTTCAGTTTGACAGTGCCAACAATTCATTGTCCTCTCCAATTTCTTGGTCTAACTGAATCAAGCCTTACTAATTCTTTGTCTATGGCATTAAGACGATGAAAAATCTCACGGATGTCGCCTTGCCTTTTATTAGACCTGTTGCCTAAAACCATCAGCAACGCTGACACCATAGCACCAATTAAAGCAGCAACAATTTCAGACATTTACGTTAGGCCATGTTCCTTGCTGGATCTTAATCCATTGCTTTTGTGCCTCTATAAGATCAGGCTTTGATGTATCTGGATCGTTTAGGACACTCCATATTTCAATTCTATTATTTATAGATTCAACGGTTATGCCATGAGACTCGGCTATTACTTCCTTTTGTGCCTGAGAAAGGAATTTCATTACTTTTTAACCATTTATGACTAATGTAGTTATGTTTTCTAGTTTTTCCGCATGGCCGAAACAAAAACAGACGAACCAAAAAAGAAAAATCCTTTGCAAAAACTAAAGGAGGGCTTGGATGATAAAGAAGAACAATTGCAAGTCTTATCTACATTTGTAAGGTTAGGAGTTGTGGTTTGGAGTGGATTTATTTTGACTTTAAATTACGTTACGATCCCAGGATTAGGTGAACAAGAACGCATAGATCCGACCTTTATTGCCAGTGTATTTACGGGAGCCCTGGCGAGTTTTGGACTTGAGACAGCAAAAAAGAGAGGTGATGGAACGTATAAAGCTGATGAAGAAAAGAAGAAGGCAGAAGCAGCAGGAGGCTTTGCTAATGGTGTCCCTTATACCATTGTAAGAATTGAGACTCCAGTAAAATTAGTCCCAGATAAACCACGCATCGATCCTATTTCTGGTAAGGAAGTAGATCCACAAACAGGCAAGCTTACATGAAGCACTTTCTTTTCCTACTGCTATTAGCAGCTCCAGCACAAGCTGATATAGCAATTAAACACACAGCTTCAACAAGTTTAAAAGTTGATGGAGCAGCAGTACAGGCTATTAGAGTTCCGTCTACTTACGCTGTCTCTGGTAACAACATGAAAGTTACTACTGGAGAACACTTTGGAAAAATAACAGCAGGATCAGCTACAGCAGCTCCAACACTTGATGTTGGTGTCTACGAAGTTAATACTGTTGGATCGGCATTTTCGTTTTCTGAAAGTTGGTTACAAGGTGACGCTATCCCTGCAATAGGAAGTGGTGTGGATGTCTCAACAGGAGTTGTTAGTGATATGCCAGCTTTTGGTAATACAGTTGTCACCTCTGGAGGTGTAGCAGGAAATCTTGCTGGAACAGTAACTTCTGCTGGAATTGCGACAACCGTTGCTGGAGGTGCAGGTACAACTGGAACGGCTCAATATTCATCAGAAATAACTATTAAATAGTGCATAAAATATATAAGTTATTACTGCTTATATCCGTTGCAGGGACTAGCGTTTCTGCTGTTCCCGTCGTCCCTACATTCTCAACTGGTACTCTAAACAGCAGACAAGAAACTAAGACTGTAGTAACTGAAACTATAACTTCGGTAGATCATCGATCAGGCTATGAATACGTGGTTTCTGGTCATAATATCGAACCACTAAATACAAATACTATTTCACCTAAAGCTGTACTAAGTACACCTCAAACAATTGATAACATTACATTCACATGGACATCAGTAGATGTAACACCAGCAAACAAACCCGATTGGGGAATAAAAACGGCTGGCAACGCTTTCAGTTTTACAGAAAGTCTAGCCCAACCTGGACTCCAAAATGTAACAACAATAAACCGAACCACAACAACAGACTCTATCGTGGAATCGGTATCTGTCTTTACTCAATAACATTTAGTCAGCCAGTATTTGCAAACTCAACGACTATAGCCTCTCCATCTGCAACATCCCAAGGTTCCGTTATTAACCAAGGTATCCAAGTGCAAAGTGGTAGCTTTATGTTTCAAGAAGTAGGTGATGGAATTCGTTGCAGTGGAACGACTCTTACAATTAATCCTTTTATTTCTAAAGTCAATACTTGGAAAGATCCTTTTGAACCAACCTACCTTGAAAATGTATATGACGATAGTACAGATGCAGATGGAAATTTAACTAATCCTGGTGGAGTTTTATATACAAAACCAGTAAGAACAGGACAAGCTCGTAATAATCTAAGTTTTAACTATGGCATAACTGCAACCGTGGCAGTTCCACTAGATAGACGCATGACTAATAACTGCGTAGCTGCGATGAATACCCGTATTAAATATTTAGAACAAGCATATAAAGCTAAGAAGCTAGATTATTCTTTGGGACGTTTAAAAGTATGTGCAGAGCAATTAAAACTCGGCGTTGTCTATGCAAAAGATAGCCCTAGCTACGTTGTTTGTGAAGATGTAAGGCTAGTCAATCCTCCTAATACACTGCCAGATCACACTCATAGTATTGAAGTTACTTCCGAGACAACCTCTGTTCCTTTTTCCTTTCAGAGAGGGACTTTACAGGAGGCTTCTTCCCCCGAATAGCTAACAGCTTCTTAGTAATCTTCTTAGAAAATGATTTTACTTGTCCTTTAAGTTGCTTCTGGAAGAACTTAGCAATTGGTTGACCAATAACAGTTACACCAACAACTGACGTAATAGCAATAGCAGATGTATTAACAAGGACTGTAGGTTGTGGAGCGTAATTACCTGCAATCTCTAGTGGGTTCAAACCTTCCCATACCGTTTCACATTTACCTGTAAGCACATCTCTTTTCCATCCTTTTATCCTTGCAAGTCCTCCTTTACCTAACGAACCAACAGGAGTTTTAGCAAGTGTGTCTAATGGTGGGCAAGGCAAAATATCTGCAATAAACTCTCCATCAACATCTGGAATTTTAAAATCTTGTTGCCCTACATTGGTATCTCCCTGCTTGTCATCTTTGCCATTCTCTTCTTTCACTTTCTCTCTCTGGTTCCCTTTTAACTTTGGAATAGGTGCAACTAATTCTGGCTCGTCTGCTTTTACAGGCCCAACAGCAGATAGCCCGTCCCAATCAACAGCCATGCTTTCAAGCGTTGGTACGTTTCCGTCGCATACATAGAAATTTCCAGCAGGATCTGAAGTAACTAAATTCTTATTTTTTAACGTCCTAGCCCTTACACAGCCAGGCATTTGAATAACTGGAAAACCTATGTTGTTAGGCAATACAGCTTTAGGTGTAGGAATTATTGTTGTATCTATCGAAGCTTCAGGTATCTCCCTAACAGAAATATCTTCTATTTCCATTTAACAGTCGTTCCATTGACCTGCAAGATCACTTGCAACATTTCCTACTTGTTTTCTAGCTTGACCAAAAAATATTCCTGCTAATACTGGCCCTACAATTGGAACCCCTGCCAAGGCTGGAGTTACTTGAACCGATCCAGCATCAGCAATCATTTGTCCATTACTGCGTCCTTGGGCTTGTTTCTCAATACATTCGATTTGCTTTGCCGTTAATTTACCGTCTGAACCTTGCGGATATGTAATGAACTGAGCAACAGATTCTTTATGTGTATGCCTAGTCTTTACACCACCATTAAAGGTAGGAGCTTCGCTAGTTTCATACTGAAGCATTGTTTTTGGATCGTGTTGACGGCTGGCAAAACTCCATTCTTCTGCACCATCAGCACCTTTCTCACTTCTAATTTGAAGACTGCTGTAAGGAGTATTAGAAAGCTTGGCTATATCAGGGATGCCAGAATCTTTACGAGCCAATAAAGAAAGACTCATAAAGTTTGTAGCGATTAAACCGCCTCCAAGAACAAGAGAAGTTAGGCCGTTAAATGACTTAAATTGAATCATTTAAAAGGAAGCACAGAGCCAGTTGATGATGGAACGCTTGGTATTGATGGCATTGCTCCTTTAACAAGAGAAGGCAATTGCTTTTGCACTTCAGTCATTATGGATTCTGTAATCTTGCCACGTTGAAAATAAGCCAACGTACCACCACCTACTGCTACTACAAGAGCAGCAGTATTGATGTAAGTAAGGATTTTAATCATCCAAGTTCATCTATATTTGCTTGAACCAATTCCGCAGCTTTGGTTTCTAGCTTTGCTTGTGTTTCCTTCCACTCAGCAGTTCTTTGCTCTTGTTCTGCCTTAAGTTGCTTAACTTCTTGTGCAAGTGCGTTGCGATCAGCCATAAAAATAATACATTGCCCTCAAATTATAAACCTACTGTCTATCCCTGACCTGTTCGGCCAGCACTAAGCATGACAGTAATAAATGTATTTACCACCTGATGTATTAGTTCCACCCACATTACCAGTGAGTGAAAATCCTGTTGATGTAGGAGCACCATAATCAGTGCCGTTATTTTGAGCAGAGTCTCTGTTCAGTCTTAGTCTTTGATCATTGCCTGAGGCCCATCCTCTTAACGTATCAAGTACAAACCAATTCTCAGCGGTATCCACTCGTTTTATAATTACAAATCTGGGGGCGAAGCCAGTTGATATGGTTTGCGAAGAATTTGAGCCGTCGTAATAACCCACCTTACTTATTCCGTTAACGCTGGCGAAAAGCATGGCTATGTAATTATCACCGCTTTTATTTACAGCCGTATCGCCTCCTACCGTAAAGTAAGTACTAGTAGGAACTGTGTCAGCCCAAGCAGGGCCATGATCTTGTTCTGCACCACTAGTATTAATACTTGTAAACCAATGTTCTGGCCCCGAACCTCCGTTATGGCCTTTGTGATACACATACCAGTTTTCACTTGCAGATCTACTCTTAACCCACATCATTTCTGGAGCCTTATTCATTGAATGAGGTATGTTTCTCGGACTAACACCGTCCCCTTTGTAGGCCACCACATCAAAACCAGCGTGGCGTTTCCACATCCATGATTGCCAAGCAGTAGTACCACCACCATTAGCCCAAATACCTAAATTTGAATCCCAAACCATGTCATCTGCTGGGCCACCTTCTGAGTCACTAGTGTCGGTAAAGACATATTTATTTCCTG